GCTTTTATAGCAATAGCTAAAGCATTTTTAATAAATTGTTCTGCATCTTTAAAATTTTTAATATTGTTATCATTACCAAGTTTGACAGCAACATCTAAAATTAATGAATTTTCTTCAAGAATCATAGATACTCCATGTCCAACTTTTTCTAGTTGTTTTGCAACTGATGGATTAGTAACATATTGTCTTACTATCTTTCCAATTTCATCTGTATCTTCAATTTCAAATACTTGTTTATATTTTTTATTTGGAATAACAGATACAGCACCACTACCTATTTCTCTTTGTACATTTTTACTTGGATTCCAAAATGGATGTACAAATGAACTAACATCAGCTAAAGATTGTGGAATATCACCAAAACCCATATTTACTAATTCATCAAAAGAATATAATGTTTGTCTTTTAAGACTTTTTAATTCACCTATTATTTCATCAAAAGCAAAATCTGTAGCGTTGTTTCCATCTATAGCATATTGGATAAAAGAATCTCCTACTTGACCTGATGAATTTGTATTAAGTCTTAATACTTTCATAATTTGTTGTATTTGGTCGTAATCTAATTTTTCTAATGATTTTCTCATGTCTACATTTCCAAGAAGTTCTGCAACATTATCTATTTCATCAGCATTAATTCTTGTAGCAAATAATTGTTCTCCTAAATTATCAAGTAACTGTACAAATGTAGGGTCTGATTTATCTAAATTTAATTTTTCTACAACATTAGGAAATGGTCTAGCTTTTAAAGACAACAACAATAAAGGATGTGTAAATACATTTGGTCCACCATACATAGCTATACGTACTGCTTCTTCAGGTGGTACTCTTAACGCTAAAGCAGGTCTAAGCATCCATCCAGGTTTTAATGCACGTTGCATTATATAATCAGAATACATATACTCCAACCACCCTTTAGGTGCAATAGATATGTTTTTAGTTCTGTAATTTGTTTTTAAACCTTTAGTAGGTATTTTTGCTTGTTGTAATATTTTTTCAGTTAAAGAAAAATCTTGTTTACCCCAAGTAGTTGATAATAATTTTCTTAAACCACTTCTACTAGGACCAACTAATCTTCTAAATGATGCAAGTGATTTAGCTAGTTCTTGATAATCAGTTAATGGAACAAAATTATCTGCAAATTGTCCTATAGAAAAAGCAGTAGGTACAGCTACTTCTATAGCTTCTAATATATTTCCTTCTTCATCTAAACGTTGTGGTCGCAATTTATATTTAGTTCCAGGAAAAGATAAAGGCATACCATCACTATCGTATAAATATTTTCTTTTTTCTGTTATTTCATTATTAACAAAATCAACAATGTTTCCTACTAAATCTGCATCTTCTGCTAAATCAGGATTATCTTTTAAAATTTTATCTTTCATTTTTACATTAACTTTTTGTACTACTTTTACAATGTCATCTTGGGTTGTTGCATTTAATAATTCGCTAATAAAAAAATCTCTACCTAATTGGTCTTCGCCTAAAGCAATTAATATGCCATCTATATTTTCTATTGTTTCTGCAATATAATTAATAGATGCAAATTTACTAGGTGATAAATCAAATAATCTTTTTACTTTTTGTGGTAAAGCATTTTTTAATGAACCACCAATACCAACAATACCTCTAAATGGGTCGTTCTTAGGTCCACCAAGTAAAGCACCTACGCTTCTTCTTAAAGGTGCAATATCTACTGCTTTCCCACCAAATTTAAAAGCTAACTGATTTGCTAATTCTGCTACAACAGATTGCCTCATTGGTAGTTTAGTTATAGGTGTTGCTGTAGCTGCTGCTGCAATTTCTTGTCCTACAAATGTACCTGAATAAGGTGCAATCATTAAATCAGATAAATCGCCATGTTTAAGTAGAGATGTTACTACTTCTTTCATAGATTCTTTATTTTTAATTTTTGCTAAAAGATTTAATACTCTTGTATCTACTTTTTGGAAACTAGGTATATCTTTTAATCTTGCTACAGATTCATTTATAGTTAATGCTTCTATAAATTTATCACCCCATTTAGAATTTAAAACTTGTTCTGCTGTTTTACCAAATGTTAATCTTCTTGCTTCTGCACCTTTTTTAGTAGGTTTTAAAGTATTTAACGCTCTTGTCATAAAAGCAGCATCATCTACATATTGTGCTACTTCTGCTTGTGATACAATTTTTCTACCTGCAGTTTTAACTGCACTACCATATCCAAGTAATATATTTATAGGGTCTGCACCTAATCTAAATGCACCATCAATAATTGTGGATGCTAAAGCATAAGATATTTCACCTTCTTCTGAAAATTGTGCAGCAACTATTCTTCCAGGAGATATTGGTATTTTATCTCCTGTTTTAGTTTTATAAGTAAATTGATACTCATCCATAGCATACTCTTCTGTAATAGGTCTACCATATACTTGTGCTGCAGCTTCATACGCTTGTGTAGGTGTCTTACCTAATTTAATCTGTTTAATATACACATCAGTTTCTTCTAATGGGATTGAATTAGGTAAAATACCTACACCTAAATTTAAAGGTTTACCTTGTCCTGTTATAGCGTTTGTTAATCCACCTGCTTCGTTTACTGCTCTTCTAAATTCGTTTTCGCCATATGCTTCTTTTGTTTCATTATATTTTTCGTTAAAGTCTTTTCCTAATGTTGCTAAACGTGTAGCTTCTGTATATGCTTCTCCAGGTATTAAACCTGCTATTGTATTGCTTAATACTGCACCTGGAACTGATTTGTTTGTTTCTTGTGCAGCTACAACAGTTGATTTAAAATTTCTTGATATATTTTGAAACGCACTATCCATGGCTAAAAACCCTAGTTGTGATGCTCTCTTAGCTAAACCTACATCAGTTTTAACACGTTGTTTTTTTTCCATAGCACGTTGTTGTGTTTGTGCTATTTTTAACATATCTTCATCATCTGCTTTTATTCCCATTAATGGTAAATAAGCAATTAATCTTTTATCTAATGATGGATAAGTGTAAGCTACATCCCTCATAACTAATGCTAAATCTGGTGTAATAGCTCTTTCAAATTGTGATATTTCATTTAAATTTGCTGATGTGTTTTCTGCTAGACCTTGTTTAAAGTATGAAGGCAAAAAAAACGTAGATTTGTAATCCATGCTATATATCTGCTTCTAATAACTCATCCCATATTGGGTCTGGTAAAACTATTTTTGCTGCCTTAAATATATTTGCTACTGTATCTGTCATTATACCTGTTGGTCCATTATCTCCTGGACCTATTGGTATTCCTGATGTAATAGGTTCAGCAGGTTTGTTAGTAGGTGCTGCAATATTCATAGGTGGCAAATTAGCTACATTAGGCATACCTCCTGTAGCAGCTACTTCTTCCTGTATTGGACTAATAGCACCTGCCTGTCCTTCTAACATTGTTGTTTGTCCTGTTGGGTCGCCTTCTTTTCTAGGTGGTGCAACTATATCTGCAAACGCACCTGATTGTGTTAGGTCAGTTGCTTCCTGCATACTTTTACTTTTTCTACCTCTATTATATTTCGCCAAATAAATCATCTCCTAATCTTGGATTGTATTCGTACTCAAAAGCTAAATTAATAAAATAATGTGGATGTGGTGTAGGTATAGTTACAAATTGTTTAAATACAATATTTGAATCATCTTCAACACCTGTAAATACATTTTCTGACCAATCTTCTTGATTAATTATGTCAAAAAATTTTTTAGCATCATCAGGCACTAGGACCTCCTTGACCAAGAGAACCTAATACTTGTTCTATTCCTGGTAATCCTCCACCAGGTCCTGCAGGTATTTGTGGTCCACCCATTCCTAACATAGCTAATTCTTCAGGACTTGGTTCATCACCTTCTGTTGTATAAAACTTATCTAGTATATCTGACATCTTTTGTGGATTTTTTCTTATCTCTATAGCTGCCATAGTTGCTTTAGGATTACCTTCTGCTGCTTGTGCCATTAAACTTTCAAACAAAACTGTTTCCGCTTTTTCTGCAGATATACGTTGTTGTATTTTTGTAATGTTATCTAATCCATCCATATTTTCTTGTAATGTTTGTGTGTCTATAATGCCTTGTTGTTTTAATTGCAAACCTGTAATTATTTTTTGTGGCTCATCAAATCCTGCCATAACACCATACACTCTTCGTGTTTCATAAACTTCTTTAATATCATTATCAGGTGTGTAACTTTCTTTATATGCTGTTCCTTTATGCCTACCTGCAATAGGTTTACGTTTGCTACCAAACATAACTTGGTCATACTCTAATCTTTTTGCATCTAGTTCTTGTAATGCTTCTTTTAATACTGTTTGATATTCTCTTACATGTAGTGATGCAGATTGCCCAAGTTCTTCTAATCCTCTACCAGTAACAAAACTGTTAGGTGATTGTCCATCATCAGATACAGGATATGCTGCACCAAGTCGCAAATGTCTTTCTAGTCTATCTACTTGTTGAAATAATTGATATGGTAAATTATTAACTGGCTTAGACACTTGTGAACCTGGTGTTAAATAGTTAACAGCAAATCTACCTTTACGATATTTACCTGATTCTATTTCACCTACTATGTTAGTTTCAGTAAATACTGCATCTTCCATAGCTATTGTTCCTAGTATATTTATTTTTGCCATGTTAGACATAAGTCCTGTTATGTGATGAAACTGTGATTGCATTTGGTCAAATGCATATCTTTTAGCTACAACAAAACAAGGACCTGATGATAAAACATTTGGCATAAAATCTATAATTTTTTTATTTTCAGGTAAAAATATGTATGTGCCTTCTGAATCTCTATACTCAACTACAACTTTGCCATGTCCTGTAGAGTTTGCCCAACTACCTGTTCTTTCTGTAGTTTCTAATAAAGAAGAATATGGATTTTGAAATCCTGTATCTGTTTCTTCTTGTGCATATATAAATCCTTTTGCATCAGGATATTGCTCTGCCAATATTCTATGTGGCACTCTACGTATTATTGCTAACTCTTGTGGTTGTTGGTCGTTACCAAACACACCCGGATAGCAAGTAAATGGGTCTTGTAATTCAGCATAAGGATATGGATTACCATCTTTGTCTTTTTTATGTCCTATAGTCCAGACAACAAAACCATAACCTGGCAACCATCTAGCTGCCTGTGGTAATTGCATATGTAGTTTTTGAAATTTATCATATGCTAAAACTATACGTTCTAATTTTTCAGATTTTTTTCTAGCTCTTTCGCTATCTTTTTCGTTTATAATATCTACTTTTAAATCAGGACTTCTACCTAATTTTTGTGCAAATCTTTCTAACGCAGTTAAAAATAAGTTAGGTGCAGGTAGTTCGTTGTACTCAACATTAATTGACCTACCTAACAAAGCACGAACAGCAGCTTCGCCACCATTCATAATGTCACGTATTCTTGCTCTGTCTGACATTTGTTCTTGATTAATTACTCTAAGGTAATCTACTCTTTCAGCTAATTTATCACTATTAAGTGGCATTTATCTCCAATTATCTAAATCCATACTACTAGGTTCGTACCCTGTAAAGCTAGGATTATAATCGTACCCTAACT